CGCCGCCTAAACCAAACGTTTCACCACGCGCTAACGTTGGTACAAAACTCGTACCGGCTGTATCGCTGACGCCGCCGCGATGAGTAGCGCCCAGCAGGCTTTTTTGTTGATAAGAGCCCAGCATGCGCGTCATCCAGTCAGGATCCGACGCGACATTCGCCATACCGCGCACCATTTCTGGCTCAAACGGTGGCGGCTCTTTATGGGCCTCGATGTCCTTAACGCCATACTTGTTCAAATTGTCTACTACAGACTTACCAATCTTTGTACCGATTGAGTAATGCAGTGCTGGCTTTTCGAGGTAGTGCCCCATCATACCTTTTGGATTACCGCGTACGCTGCCCGTTCTAGGCTGCCATGTACGCTCAAGCGCAGAATACGGCACTACGTCATCGGGAACATAGTCGCCGTATTCGTCTGTAAGCCGCACGTGATTGATTAGCCCGCGGGATAAAAGCTCGATATTCCGCCGATGCGCCGTAATTCCGCTGTTCTGCATTACTTGCCGCATAGCTTGGACGAAATAACGCCGGCCCTCGCCGATGCCTTTGTGCTTTACGATCTCACCCGGACTTGGCATGCCAGCGGACACAACATCGCCAGCTTCTAGCGTGTCGCCCTTTTTAACGTTAATGGCGACATCTGTTGGTACGTAATGATCTACGCCATTAACGGTCACGTAATTGCCGCCTTGCGCAGCTGGGCGTATTTCTTGCACTGTGCCGTCAACAGTAGAGTGCGTAGCGCCGTTCGGGTACTTCTCGGGAACCTGTACAAGCGCGTTTAGCGCTTTAAAGCCAGCAATAGATCCAGCTCCGCCAACGCCGCCAGAGTGCTTAGAGCTGATCTGCGCCTGCGTGACTGGTTCGGCGAGCGCTTGGGCCGCGGCAATTCCGACATAGTCGCCAATCGGCGGTAAACGATCTTTCTCGCGGTAACCTACGTCTTTAGCAAATACGCCGCCGTCATCTGGGCCGCCTACTGTCGGGCTGCGCACCAGTATGTCGGATATGCCCATGTTTTTCAGGTCTTTGAGTATTTTCGGCGTCAGTATCGTATTCCGCTTATACGGCCCTACACCACGCGCCAGTAGCGCGCCTTCGTTATCAACGTCGTCAACGTCTGTAGGATACCCGCGACCTTCGTCTGGCACGTCGTCATCATCGTCTTTTGTGACGAGCAACCGATGGTTCATTTGCGTAAGCTGCTTTGCGAAAAAGCCAGCATCAGACGTCGCAGTCTTTAAATCGATTAGCCCCTTGCGCGTACCGAACGCTCCAGCGAAATACTCTACCGGACGCAGGCCCTGACTGTAGCTCCGCATCACAGGAATCGGGATCGGGTCGTTCTTGTGATCGACGTATTGCAGGTCTGCGCCAAGCAAGCTATTCAATTGGAATTTATTGCCTTTAATGCCGGCTGACACTTGATGGAACAGCGGGTTGTCTTGCTCTTCAGCGTCTTTGTATACGCTGTCTACAAGTTCTTTTTGCGCTGTCGACGTCATCTCGAGAATTTTGAGATTACGCGCTTTATCAGATAGTGCGCGGTCGGCAAGGATGCCACGTAAGCGCTGTCTTACCTCGTGCTGCTTCTTAAGCGCGGATATCGTTGGTCTGATAGCGTCAAGACCGACGGATAACCCGTTTGTGGTGTATGACGTGTCACGCCCAACGTCTTGAAGCCGCTTTGTAATATCGCGGTACTTGTCCGGATACCGTTTTGCTATCTCCGTTGCCAGCGCCGTCATGTTCTTTTTTGTCAGAACGCGGTTGTAGTCTTGGAGATCAGCCGGTAAGGCGTCATTAATCAGTAATTGGCCCAGTGTTGTTTTAAGCATTAGAACAACCTCGACATCTCTTCTACTGATTTTACCTTCACTTCACGCACAATCGTCGTTTTGTCGATTCCCAACGCTTTTACTAGTCCAGCAAAGTCTTTGTCGCCGGCTGTGGCTGTAACAATGCTGTGGTCGTCGCCTTCTACAGCCACGAAAATGATATTGCCGGCGTTATCCTCAAGAATAACGCTGTGCGCGGCAGTTACCGTCGGCTGCAAGAAGTGCTGCGATTTAACGCGCATTTTGCGTCAGGCTCCGCAGTAACGCCGAAGCGGCTCCGGCTGAAACTTGCAGATTAATTGGCTGCTCGGCTTCGTTGTTCGCGGGAACGGGGTCGCCGATATATGACGCAGCTTTCGGCGCGTCAGCGAGCTGCCACCACGCGGCCTTTGTTGGCGGAATAGGCGCTACGGCCCCGCCGGTTTGCGCCGGATCAGCCCCGGCGTAAACGTCTTGCGGTAATTGAGCTGCAGCGGGGTCGCCAGCCGGGGCAGGGGCCGCGGGTGGTGCGCCGGTACCGCCGGGAAGCGCCTGTTCGGCTGGCGGTGCAGAGGTCGAGCCCGGTGGCAGCACGATGGCTTCGGGCGGGAGCTGCACACCCATTGCGTTCATGATCGCGGTAAGCTGCTGCTGCATGTTATACAGACGATAATCAATCATCTGCATCATTTGTTCAGGTTTCAGCTTCTGCTGCGCAGGCGCGGCCGGTGCGGCAGGCGCAGGCGCCGGTGCTGGCGCAGGAGCGCCCATGCCGCCGCCCATAGGCGGACCGGCGACGGCTGCCATAGCTGGGTCAACCGGGGGAGCGCCGGCCATTGCAGGATCTTGCGGCGGGGCTCCGCCCATAGCGGGATCTGCCGGCGGCATTCCAGCAGCGCCGGCAGCGGCGTTAGGATCAACGGCCGGGTTCATGACGACAGCCGACTTGCTAAAACGTTCTTTGGCGAGCCGCAGCAGCTCTGAATTTACAATAGCCATCACTAACCTCCGTGTTTAATCGAACAGGCGTTTATTTTACGATTTTTTGATGCAGCACAGCCACGCTACCTGCGGAAATGCCGGATAAAAATTTTCCAAATTTGCCGCGACAGTTACCTCTGCCGTGCTGGCGTCGTCAATTTCGTGCCAGTTCCAGATTTTATCTACGTACTCTGCGTGAAAGACATCGCCATTTGGCGCGTAGTCGTGGGCCATAATGACGTCTTGCGGCTTGAGGTACGGCGCGAATAAGTTAAACTCGCGCACCTTGTTGCCGCCGTCACAAAGTAGCAACACGCGTCCGGGCTCTTGAATAGCCGACACCAGTGCGCGAATGTTTTCTGGCTGAAAAATATCACAAACACGCATGTCGATATTACGAGAAACGAATCCAAAACGCTGGCTTAACTCGTCGCGCAAGCCTTCGTTTATCTCATACGTGACAAATTTTGCGCCGATACCGTCGCACAGATCTTTGAGCAACAACGACAAGCCGCCGGATGACGTGCCAATTTCTACGACCAGTTTGAAATCAGAATTTGCAGCAAAAAAGTCCCGGAATACCGAGAACGCTTTTGGATTTTGCTGCGCGCGACAGTCTAAATAAACAAATCCGCCTTCGCGCCAGTCGGTGTCGGCTGGGATTGTGTGTACAAAATCTGTCATACGCGCGTTCCTCGTTAACTAGTGTGCTCTACAATGTGTACAGGCGTGTCGACTTCGATGTCGCCGCGCCGATAAGCCGCAATCGCATCTTTTTTGTTTCGGAACACTTTTGGCTGCGCCTTTTTATCCACGCGATTAGAAGCAACATACAGCCCAGACTGAAATTCCGCTACTGGCGTGTAATGTGCTTTAAACGTCGAGGCAGCAAACAGATTTTTGCTCGGCAACATCTTTACGATAGCTTCTTTTGCTGCTTCATCCGTGCTTGGGACGTGATATTGCATCGCGTCCCCGTCAAAGTCGGCTCCGAAACCTTTTGTTACGAGCGGGCTCACCTCCATAACCTTGTTTTTCGTTAATCGCGGGTAAAACGCCATCATACCATAGCGATGCAGCACCGGCGCTCTGTTAATTACAATTGGCCGCGAGCTCATTTGCGTCTGTAGCTCCGCGTGGGCCTCTTTGTTCTTGCTTTCAAAGGCGTTTACAGCCTCCATGCGCGGCAGACCCCGGCGGACGAGACCCCGTACGATAAATGGCTTGTATATCTCCCACGCTTTCTCTTCCGGCAGCGCCACCTGATCCATATCAAGGTCAGGGTTCGGCGTAATTACAGCGCGGCCGACGAGATCCACCGTGCTGCTAAGCAGTTTTCGCTGTACGGTGCCGTACTTTGGCGAATTACCGAAGATTTGCGACAGGAAACCGCGCACACGCCGCTCAACGTTCTTGGCTTGCGTTGGATCGCCTAGACCTGTGACGCCCTTCATCGCGTCATATACACCCAAACGCGCGTCGCCTGTATCTTCAAGCACACCAGCCGACTCTTTTAGTGCGCCGTTAGCGTCGAGCAGCTCTTTGTACAGATAGTTTGCGTCAGCCACGAGCGGCATCTTCTTCTGCCCCATCGTCGACACAGGTCGAAACATAGGCGGAATAACCGGCATCTTGTTTAACATCCAGCTCTCTGGGTGTACGCCGGTTTTTTCTGCGCTTTTCAGGAACGCAAGCTTTCGCACAGCTGCGTCGCGCAGAGTTTTACGGCCAGATTGGATGTCTTGGCGCGCCTGCTCAATCGCTTTTGGCAGATTGATCTTTTTAAGCGCGGCTGAAATAGCTTGTGGGCCAGTTGCGTCGTCTAGCTGCTCGCGGCCAGCCAGTACGTCCCGGAATTTCTTTTCTGTTAACCCGAGCACGCGACGAATCGGCTCTTCCATAACAGGATTCGGCATCGGCTCAGCCAGCGTGATCTTCGACCAGCGATTTCCGTTGTGCCCGCCTGTGATGGTCTCGTCAAATAACCCGCCGGCTTTAGGCCGCATTCCGGCTTTCCAGTCAACCGTTTCGGCGTTCTTGAGCTCACGATCGCCCGCAAGTTGCTCGATGTCTTTGTCGGTCAGCGCCATGATGTGCGTTTTTGTGCCTTCGCGCACTGTGTTAATACCAGAGCCGCGCAGCTGCTCTACGAACTTAGTGTACACCTGCGGAATCCGCGGAAGCGGGGCAGAATAGCCAGCCATGAACTGCGACCAGTATTCGGGGTTAGCCTGCCCGCGCACCATTTTGGCGTCGCGTATTACCTGCCCGGCGCCGTGCGATAATAACGCGCCAAGGTCGAGCGTTCCGATGCGCTTGGAGCCTGTCTCGCCGCCCTTTGCCGGAGCGCCTTCAGCCGTGTAGCCGCCGGTTGATCTACCTTGCGCTTTTGCTTCGGCTGTATGGTGTAACTTCATGAAAAAGCGATTGCCGACAAGCACGTCTTTAATTTTGCGGCCTGTATCGGGGTCGGTTACGTTCTCAAGATCTTGCAGACCGTTTTTGCGTAACTCGCTTTTAGCGAATTCGATGAGATCCTGCTGGCTGTCGAAGTCTTTAATCTTGAAAGGCTGGCCTGTCTTCTCGGCGACTTTACCGAGAGCCGCTTCGATGAGCTGCGCAGGATTAATACGGCTCGCCAGACCGAGCGGACTGACCAGCACCTCAAGCGGGCGATTCTGGGCATCCTGCGGCATTTGATCGTCGGGGATAACAGCGGCAACAACGCCTTTATCGCCAAACCGACCGGTCAGCTTATCGCCGACTTCCATGCCGGCCTGATTTTTCACTACGACACTGAAGCCCTTTTTTGTGGGTGTGACGTCCGTGACGGTTCCGGGCGAGTGATGGTTCCAGACCACGCTGTCGTTAGAGAAGTTAGCCGATTTGCCGCGATAAACTTGGCCGTATGTTGTCTCGTTGGCTTTGCTGACAAGAATCAGCGGATCGCCGAACTTCACGGTGGCGCCCTTTTTAATTACGCCGTTGTCGTCGAAATTCTCGAGCGTTTTCTTGTCGTACTCTTGCGGGAATAAGCTGATGAATTTCTTTTTGTCGATGTGGTTGTTCTCGTCAGCTTCGGCTTCGTGCTGGTACATGTGTTCAGACGTCAGGCGCTTGGCCGCGGACTCTGAAATAACCACAGCATCGTCGTATACGTAACCTTTGAACGGCAAATAACCGACGCGCATATTCAAACCCAGCGCCGCGGTGCCGTTCTTGTCGGTAAAGTTTGAGGTGGCAAGAAGCTGGCCGGGCTTTACGACATCGCCGGGCTGGACGTTGGCTTTTTGCGTCCAGAATGTTTTACGGTTAAATGGCGCGTCGTTGTACAGATCGATTACTTGCTTATTGCCGTCTTTATCGCGCAGCGTAATATCGTCGGGCGTTACTGCCACAACCTGCGCGTGCCCATCGGCGTACACGGCGCCCATGTTTTTACCCATGTCGTCTTCGTACGACTTACTCGAGTCTGTTGCGACGGCTGATTGAATAAGCGGGGCTTCAGCGCCAACGAGCGGGAGCGCCTGCGTAAACATGCGGCTACCCATGATCACGCGGTGGCCCTTCATGAACGCCTTCATCGGCACCATGTTTGAGAGCGACGACAGTGACGAGTCCATGTCAGGAACCATGTACTGCGCTTCTTCGCGCGGCACGTATTTCATCTTGCCGTTTACGATAGCGGCCACATTCGGCAGATCGCTGTTATCTTCGCCGGGGAAAGCCAGCGGCACGTCAGCGATGTCCTGCGGCGACTTGTATTCCAGCTCGCCGGTCTTGAGGTTCTTCACCTTCATGTAGATTTTGCCGTCAGAGCCCTTTAAAGCTCCGCGGGCAAATCGCATATCGACGCCGACCTTGCCAGATTCCGGTGTTCTGAGGTAATCCACAAAACCGAAATGGCTCGGTTGCACACTGCGGCTTTCAACTGGCACCGCGTCCAAGCTCCCGATACCGCCTTCGCCAAGTCGTGTGACGCGCGCTTGATGATCGAAAATTTCAGCCGGATTAATTTCCTCAAGGCTCGAGCCCAGCCCGCTTCCGACAAGCGCCGCAGTAATAGCTTTGTTAAATACGCCCGTCGGAACGTGGTCGAGTGTTTTCTTTGCCGTAGCCTTCCAAAGTAACTGCCGCAGCGTGTTGCGGTCTTTGGTAAACCGCTCGGCGATCAAATCCTCTGGCCCGAGGATATGCTGGAACGCCATGCTGTCGCGGTCGTCTGGGTCTGATTCTTTGCGATTTACAGCAATCAGCTTTTTTGTGATCTTAAGAATAGCGTCAGGCGTGAGGTTCTTAATAGGCTCTCCCAGCGTGCGCTTTGTCACCTCCGGGTCCATCTCCATCCGACTAAACTCATCGAAGATAGCCTTCTGCTTGCCTTCCGCGTCGATACCGGGCACTGGCTTGTAGACAAGTCGGCTGTATAGCTTATCGATAGTGCCGGCGTCGCCTTTTTCCATGTTTACAGCGGTAAGTTCGTTGCCCCACGCTTTGCGGATTTCTTGCTCCGGCACGCCCATAGCTTTAAGCATCGGCATAAGGGGGATCTGCGCCTGCCCGATATTGATCTTAAATACGCCGGTCTTGGGGTCGAGGAAGTAGCGGTGCATGCGGCCTTTACCCGGCAGCACATTCACATGCGCTTCGAGCTCGCCGTTGTCTTTCTCGCGGGTGTATACGCCAGCCCGCAACCGCATCTGGTGCGCCAGCGTGTACTCGACGCCGTTGTTTACGAACGTCCCGGCGTGCGTAAGGTATGGCACATTAGCGATAGTGGCCCGCTTCTGCGAGATAGGCTTGCCTGTTGCGTTATCTGTTAGCGTCCACGTTCCGCGGAGCTTTCTGGCTAAACTGCCGTGCGACAAAATCGCGGCTTTATGCTCGCGCTTTGAGAACGTCTCTGGGCCTTCGTAGCCGACGTCCTGCAGACTTAACGTATACAGATCGTTCTGGATCGGCTTGATATTCTGGGCTTCTCGTACAGCGCCGTTAAAGATGTTGTTGCGAATAGCGCTCGGCTCAAACGGCGCTACGGCAATGGCCGACTGCTGCGCTTGCTGGAACACGCCACCGCGAAGAGCGTTTACGTCACCGAATTCACGAGTGCTTGGCGTCAGTATCGAGTTGGACGGATTTAAGTCTGGCATAACACTTTCTCATATGCGGCTCAAATCAGTCAGCAAGTTTCTTGATCGCAACCAGCTGCTCCGGGTCGATATAGAGCGGCGCGGCGCCCTCGATGCGCGCGCGCGACTTGCGCGCCTTTTCCAGCGCCTTGTCTTTGCTGCGAGCACGAGTCCAGTCGTACATCATTTTGCCGGAGAGCGCGCCAGTGCCGAGCGTTGTTGTTAAATACGCTTCCATGCCGCCCGGAACTGCGCGCAACGGATCGAACGCCTTATTAGCTAGCCAGCCAAGCAACGAACCATCAGCTTGTTTTTCAGAAAAAGCGCTAAACGCAGCGTCGAACGCTGCAGCGTGTTTTTTACCCATCAACGCACGCTGATACTCTTTTTTGGCCTCTTCTACCATGTCATCTTGCTCTTCTTTGCGCTTACGCGCCTCGATGCCGTTGATAAGCTGTGATCCGCCGTAAAGGCCAGTCATGGCGGCGCCGATAACTGCTGGCGTGTGCATGGCCGGATCGATGTAATTTACAGCCTTCCCGATGCCCTGCGTCGTATTGGCATAAAGCTGTCGAAGTGTGTCTACGAGCGACGCCGAAATTTTTTCAATTTTCTCGCTGTCGTCGATTGTTTTAGCCCCGGGGCCAAATTTTGTGTGTGTATTTTTTGGTTTATTTGCGGACTGCATTAAGTGATACAGACGCGTCCCCGATAACCCCAAACCAAGGCCGCCAAGTGCGGCGTTAATTACGTTACTGCCGGTCACTTTATCGCGCGCGGCGTCAGCTACAGCTTTAGCGGCTGCGGCGGTGGCGGCGGAACTGGCGGCGTTAGCTGGGTCAAATACGTTCCAAAGCGGCGTCAGAACGTGTTCGTATATGTCGTTGCTTTGTTTTTGCGTCATGATTTAGCCTTTGGCGGAAGCATGCCATAAACCTGCGCCCACTCCAACCAGACGCGAAAATGCTTGCGTTCATCGTCCCAGTTGTCGTTCCGGCGCTGCTGTAGGTACCAACCATTGATTATTTTATCGTTTACGTCGTCAAATTCCGCCTTCTGCTCAGCGTCCCACAACTCGAACATCTTGCTCTTGAAATCCAGCCTAATGTCGAGGTTTTCGAGTTCTTCTTTTTTTAGGTCTGGCGGAAGCGCGTCTCCGCGCACGGGAAACCCGTCCATGGTGCCCGGCCAGTGCAGGCGGTCATTGCCGTGCGCTGAACCGCCGCGTTCGCCAAAATACTTTTTAATGCTCACGCGTCAGTGTGTCCTAATCGGTACTGCCGCAGCTTTTTGCGGTTTTTCGCTTTCTCCGCGTAAAGCTTATATGTCGTAGCCAGCTCCTGCGCTTTCAGTTCGTCATCGTCGACGCGCGGCTCGACCATCTTTGCCGCACCGTAGCCGAGCGCCCCGCCCACGCCGCCTGCGGCAAGAATGGGTGTCGCGTAAATCCCCGCAAGCCCGGCTAATGTGTTTTTTGCGCCGGCGCTAAGCAAACCGCTGAGGCCGCCGCTGAGATCGATCGGTGACCAATCAAACGCCTGCTTGTTAAATTCGGCGATTTTTTCGAGCCGCGCCTCAAGCTCGGCGCCAGCTAATTTTTCTTCGGCGCATCGGGCTAAAAACCCGAGCTTAAACGCTTCCTGAGCTGTAATTTCCATTTAAAACTCTCCCGGGAGAATAAGCTTCTTTTTACCAGATTGCCCCGGGGAAACGGAAAAGTCAGGTTTAACATGTTTGCCAGTGTCTTTACCAAGCGGTAATGCTCCCGGCGTAGCTGTATTGAAATTCGCGGCGTTGGCCATCGATAATATGCTCTTACGATTTGGCCGGTGCCGCGCAAACCACGCATCGACTGTCGGGTCGGTGCGGTCGCCCTGCTCTTTGGCCTCTACAGCGGCGGCGATCATCATGTCGACGCCTTCTTGCAGATCCATGCGGTCTTGAGACATCCACTTACGGTCAGGATTCTCGGCCATCATGGTGCGGAGCCGCTGGGCCTCGCGGCCGAGCGCTTGCGCCCGCTCAAGAAACTCGCGGCGCGTTAATACGAAGAACTCACCGGTATCTTCGTCGTGCAGACAGACAAATCCGTTCTGCGCGTAAAACTTCAAGCCACGATACGTATAACACTTACCGATCACATCCTTGCGATCTGCCATGATAACTCTCAGCTGTGTGACATTTGATAAACCCACGGCGGGCACTTACCGTTCGGGCAGTTTTTACCGACAGGCTGGCTGGGGCTACGGGGCGGAAAACCGACCTCTGGTTTCGGCGGTACGATTAACGGCAGCGTGGGCCTTGCCGGCGCTGTAATAGGCTGACAAGTCGGGCACTTCGTCCAATGTATGCCGTCCCCTGTTTTTACCTTACCTGTGCCGTTACAGGTAGGGCAATTTTTCGGATCAACAGGATTTGGCTTTACTGGTGCCGTCGCAGGAATAAGAGAAGCGTAAGCAGCCTCTGCCGCCACCACACCGATATAGTCTTTTTGAGGTGTTGTGACATGCGTAGAGCCCCAGCCGAAAAATGCAGCTATAAATAAAAGCCACTTGTACATGAGTACTCCTTAAATGTTTCCACGCGCGCCGTAGCTTTTCAGCTTCTTTGGCGGCCAGCCGTTTGCGCCAGACAGCGCGATCATATCCCTGTTTTTGATATCAGACCATTTAGCCCAGAACGAACCAATCGGGATGTCAACGAATGTGCCGAAGATACGACGCCCGCCGTCATTCCAATTTCCCCAGCTGTTCGCAACTAAAATTAAAGGCTCGCCGTACAGCTTGATAATCTCAGGCCGGTCGTCCACCGCGATATACGCGAGCGCGTGCGCCCACCCGCCCTGTCTTTTACTTACACCATTAATATCGCGCGTATTTGAAAAACCTTCGCCACCGCAGCTACTCACGCCATAACCATTCGCCAGCATGTCTCGCAGCTGCTCGTACGTATCGAGCACCGTTGCTGTGCGCATTAAATGCGGCGCGCCAATCTTTCGCCACGACTCAGGCGGCGTACGCGAACCGTAAATACCGGCATTACGCGCGCTGTAGCTTGTGAAGTCTACATTGATCTCGTCGTACTTCTTGCGCAACCACATTCCGCTGTCTTTGATAACGACACCGGCGGCTTCGGAGCAAAACCAGCCGTCCCCGCCGTGCCGGCGCCAATTGTAAATCGCTTCCGTGCTGAGAACGCCGTTTAGCCGCGCTGTGTCGCTGACTTCGGGTGCGCCTTCTAACTTACCGCTTGCCTCGTCGGGGGTACCACTCGTTATGTCACAACACATGGTTGTTAAACAGGCGTTCCGTGTCGACCATGAGACACAGTCTCCACGGCCCTGCGCTCCGCCCGGTAACGAGTCCGGGTAAAGCTTGAGGATCTCCAGAAAGGGCAAACTAAGCTTGCCCTTCCCGGAGTCCTCTAAACCATAAGCAGAACAAGCCATGGCGCCTTGCGGCAAACCGCCCGCTGCAGCAATATCGGCCTGCAGGCGCGCAGTCGCGTCGGGATCGCATATGGCGCCGACAAAGCCACTTTCGTAAGCTTTTACGACGTCATATACGTTGTCGAAAAAGAGTTCGTTGTCAGCCATGGCGCGTTCCTTTTAAATATCAGCCAACATTTTCTGCGTCGTCGACCGCTGGCGTTTCTGCCTTTTCGCTGACGAGCGTAACGCCTAAACCGCCCGGCTGGGACGGGGGCAGCGTGTCGGCAGCTACGAACTCAACAACAGCCGGCACAGACTTGTTGCCAGCATCGTCAACGTCGACGAGTGTGAGCACTACAGTGGAGTCCTGCGGCACAGTAAGCAGACCAAAATCAACAGAAGAACCGGGGAAGCTACGCTCGCTCGGCTCTTCGCCGCCCACCACGACCGTCAGTACGCGCGAAACAACGTCACCGTCAACAACCGGACCAGCCGAAATCGTATAAGTCAAAGAGTCAGCCATAAAAGAAGCTCCTATTTGTCGGTAAAAAAGTGTCGGCGTTGTAATGCTTTTGGCGGCATCCAACGCGTAAAAAAACAATATCCACGCAACTATCGACCCGAGCACCAGTAAGAACATAAGAGGGGGCATTAGCGTGTCGCCGAGTTAGCAATGATTTCACAAGCAGTCACGAGCTTTTTTTGCGTATCAGGGTTGTTCGGCATTACGTCTGTGCCTACCGTCTTTAAAAACACAGTTTCGATTGCGTCGTCCAGACCCTTATACTTGCCGGGCGTATCGATCGCCAACTGCAACGTGCTTGCTTGCAGCTCAGCCCACTGCTCTGTCGTTGTGATGCGCTTGCCGGAGTCGCGGGCAAGCACTACACCTAACGCAGAGTAAACACCGTTAATACGCGCCAAGTCTTCAGGCGTAGCGGGCTCGAGGATTTCAAGCAGCGTCTTGTCGGTTACTTTTGGCGTGCCGGGAACAGCGGCCGGCTTTGGCGAAGAAAAACCGTTAGGGAACAACAGCGACACCGCGAGCATGGCGCCGGCTAACCACAAGATAACAGCATTACCGCTTTTGTAGTTCATACAACACCTTTTGATGGTTGCTGAAACTCGACAATGACGCGCAGCAATACGGTGCACGCGTCTACGCCTTCTTTGCATTCCTCAGCCGCGAGCCGGTCGCGGAGCTGCGTCACAGCCACAATGTCGTTCACCAGACTGACGGCAATTGACGGCTGTACGACAGGTACGTCGCTGGTCTGCTTCGGGGCCGTGATAGCCCGAACGCCAGCAAAAACTTTAGCGCGGTAAACAAACAAACAAGCGGCAGCGAAAAGAGCCGCGCAAATTAACTGAAACTCTGTCATGATTTCTCCAATACGTTTAAGGTACTGTTATTTTATCAGAATTGCGGAACAAGCATGTACGGTTTGCCGTTAATCATAATTGTGCCCATAACTTGCAGAGCGTCAACCTGCTTCTTCTGTGATGCGCGCTTCCGCTTGCCGTAAAGCTTAACCATCTCTTCTATGTCGCCCTTTTGTGGTGTGCGGCAATTAGGATCATAATACGGCGCCATTAAATTGCCCTTGCTCAAATGCGCAAGCCCAAGCGCGTGCCCGAGCTCGTGGCAGATAACGGCAACAGCCATGTCGAACGACCAATCTTCAGCTTCGTCAAACATTTGATCGAGCTGTACGTTAGCCGCAACGCCGCACGGCAGCTCGCTCCACGCCAACGTACCGCCGCGATCGTCTAGATTAACTGCACGACCTTTACCGGAACGGGCCAAAATATTCGCGTTTGATGGACCGTCTACACGAACAGGCTCGATGTCGCAAACCGCCGACCACTGCGCAAACGCCGTGTCATAGGCCAGCTGTGTCTGCTGCGCCGTAATACCCGGAAGCGTTAATTCCGCGTAATACGTAATGTTCTTCATCGGCCATTTACAAACATCGCCAGCGCCTGTGATATTGAAATCAGGCAAACCGCAGCGATGCCGCGACATCACATGCGCTGTACGCATGCCAACGAATCCAGTCGGCTCGAGGCCGTTAAACTTCTGGTATTCGCGAACAGCGGCTTCTAATGCTTTGCCGCTTGTCTTCTTCGCGGTAGCCCACGGCTGCGCGCCAAAATAACCGTACGCGTGCAGCTTCTTCAGTATCTCGTGAGTAGAAATTACGTTTTTATCGGTTTGTTTAGCCATCGTACGCCTCCTTGCGTATGTCCGCGCTATTTTTGCTGCGCGGCTAACTCCATTATTTCCTGTATTTCTGTGTCGTCAGCCCGCTCGGCAACATCGACTAACGCGGCATACAGAATATTCTCTGCGCACTCTTCGCTGTCGCCGTGGCACTGTGTTTCCCACATTTCGTCTAATTTTTTACGCAACCGGCGCGTTCGCAGTGGCGAGAGGGCACGCGCGTTGCGTATGTCGTTAACAATCTTGTCAGGGTGCCGCCGTTTCTGACAAATTGCGATTACCTGAACAATAATCGAGATAATCATGATTATTGTAAATGGATCGAACCGAGCGGACGCCCCAGCGCGAAAAGAGACTTCACTTAAGAGCGTCTCCCTTGCTCGCCGTAACGCCGCGCTCGATTCGATCCGATTTTGTAGTTCTTTGTCTGTCATCGCTTACTCGTACTGCGCCCCGCGTGCATGCGTTCGATGGCGATGGCCTCTGCGTAACGGTACTGCGCGGAAATCTGCTCAGTCTTTACTGCAGCCCGACCGGCCAGATACTTCCAGACAACTAAGCCGTTTACGCTAATCACGCTGACGGCAGTAAGAATAGCTGTAGTCGCCTTTGTCAGCTCCTGCGCGCTATTGCCGTCAAGCAAGCCAACGACAGTAGCCGCCGTGATCAAATTAACCGTAACCGTGCCGACCAGCGATACAAATTCAGGCGTGAGCCATTCTTTGACTGCGCCGTTTTCGTCTGCCGCGCCAAATACACGCAGCTCTTCAACAACTTTTGTGTTAACAGGTTTAACCATACAAGCCTCCTAGATGTGGCGCGATATTGCGCCAAAATAACTAACCCCACAACTTTAAACTAACGCTGCCCGAAAAGCGGCGGAATAACTGTGTGTAGCATCCCGCCCCATAGGCCAATGTCTTGAATTTTTTCTTGCGCTGGCTGACTTAGGCCGGCAAGCGCGCCAAGCGTCCTACCCGCAATATTTGCGGTGACCATGCCGACACCAGCTGACGCCAGTCCGTTAATCACGGTCGCTGGGCTAATAATCGGCGAGCGGGCCTGTGACGCAATACCCGACATAATCCCAGTCGTGGCTGCGGCAATTTGCGGAGACGTGTGCCTATCAACCATTCCTGTCTGATCGTAGCCCGTTCGCGCGTCGGCCCAAACTGCGCGGTTAAACGCGTCTACTTTGATAACCGGGGCGCCGAGCCCTGTCATATTTTGGCGGTTTATATCCGGGAAAAAGGCGCTAGCCTTTTTTCCGGCCATATTTTGCGGAATTGGCGTGAGATTACTCGTCAACCACGAGCGCCAAAAGCCCTGATCAAGCTTATTTGCCGTAGTGCCGGCCTCGAGCGCGCCTATGCCGGCTCCGCCCAGTAAACCCAGCGTGCCAAGCGTCCGGCGTAACGTGCCTTGCTCTAGCATACGCTCGGGGATAACTTGTTCCGCGAGTGCGCCGGCGCCGTAACCTAAACCGCCAAGGGCAAGACCAGATACAACAGCGTGCGATAACGGCGTAGGACCGCCAAGCGCACTATTTGCTGCGCCCCAAGCGTCACCGATACCGCGCAGGATCGGCCCAGCTATTTTGACCAGTACGCCAGTTGTCGGCGCGGCTGTAGAAAACACAATGTCGCACGCGGCCCCAAGCTTTTCAGCGTACGCTTTCTTCATGTACGCAGACTGTTCCTGCCGCGTATGCACAATAATGCGCTGCGCGGTAGGATGCCAGCTAACAGTCGCAAGCGGGAGCAGACCAAGCGCGCTAGCCGCCTTGTTGTGCGCAGCGCGTAAAGCTAGCGCGGCGGGCAGAAGAGCTTCTACGCAAAGCGGCACTTGCTGCCACTCTTCCAGCGCAAATTGTTGGGCGTTTGCTGTCATACACGTATTGTACAGAGTTTTGAGGCATTTTAACGCAGCATACCAAAAATCGCGTTAACTATTGCGTATGTCATGTACAGCCAAAACGTTACGCCAATTACCCAGCCGATCTTACGTAAAGGTAATTTGAAAAATTCCGTGCGAAGCTGCTGAAACGGGATATTACGCAAAATAGCCAGCGCGCGGATGTAGTTAATCAGCTGAATGTTGCTGGGTGTAACAACTGGCGGCTCTGGAGTGACTGGAGCCGGTTCCGGTGCGGGAGCCGGCTCTGGTTGCGGCTCGACTCTCTTTGGATACAGCCAGTTGCGCACTCTGTTAAACATTTTTCGATAGCGCGTTAAGCACGCCGTCTCCACGTTCGTGAATAAGCTGCGTGGCAAAATCTTGTTTCGGGTACTGTCCCCGCGCGATCGCCAGATACTTCTGCTCGCGATGGCCGGGTATTAACGTATCACGCCATGACTCTGTATTGCGGTCGAGCGCGGCCTGATTGTCACCACGGTCTTTCACTTTACGGACGTGCGCCATGACGTTCCCCAACAGCGACTGGTTCTGGTCGTACTGGATGGGCGTCTGCGTCAAATGCCTGAAATACGGATTAGACGCAGCCTTGGATTGAACTGGCACAACAGTCGGGATAATCAGCGGGTCGGCGTGGAACTTGAACTTGGTAGGGGCGTGCGTAATTCCCATGTGATACGGCTCTGGATCGTCTACCACCCACTCGTGCGGCGCCTCGGCCATGAGCTTCTTCAGAATCTGGTTCTTCTGGTCGTAGCGCTTATTGTCAGAATGCTCTTTGGCTTCGCGCAGCTTACGAATAATAGCCGGCATAGCGGCTTTTTCGCTCAGCTTTTCTTTTTCGTAGTACCCGGGGTCTTTTTGCAGATGATCCTTGGCAATTTCTTTGGCGACTTGATCATTGCTGGTATGTTCGTGCTCATCTGCGGCTCCTGCGGCAAGGTCTTTTGGGGAAAACTTACTATCGGGAATGTTGTCGGCTTTACCGCCCGGGAGAAGGTCGGCGGCGGTCTTCTTAGCGGCGTTAGCAATAATGTGATTAAGCGCAGCTATACGCGCGGTAGCAATAGCGGGCGCGTTGTATTTTTTCACACGCTGCATAATCGCCAAAGCTTCGGTCGGATCGTAGTAGCCGCGATCTTTGGCAGCCCAAAAATCGAGATTTTTGCCTTGAGCGTGATTAACAATGTCGGCGGCAATAAAATGCGTCCGAGAACCAGCAAAATTGCCGCGCCCTTTTTTGGCTTTTTCAGCGCGCATCTTTGCAGTCCAAGGAAAATCAACAGGCGCCACGGGAAGCACACGCGCGTTGGTAGCCTTAATGCCAGTTTCTTCCTCTAACTCGCGCAAAGCGGCCGTAGCTGGATCCTCGCCCGGGTCAATACCGCCACCGGGCAGCGCGAAAGATCCGTCGTTGTCCCACTTGCCGCCATAGAGTTTGCCTGTGATTGGGTCGCGGGCATAAACCTCAGCGCGTTCGCGCCACGGTAATTTTTCTGCCGCTTTTTTAAGCACAGGCGCAAGCAATTTCTTAATGTCCGGCCCAATGTAGTCATCGCCCTCGGGAACGCCGTGCGCCAGCGTGATAATCGGATCAGATCCTACAGTGGCTTTAAAATTACCGGGTTTTAGTTTGTGCTTAGCCAGTTCAAGATAGTGCTCATGCGGGTTATTTGGATCAGTGCCTAATGCGCGAAACGCAGTTGGTTTGATCTTTACCCCAAGCTCTTCAAACATCTCGCGGGCGGCTGTTTGCGCAGGCGTTTCACCAGCTTCGACACCGCCGCCAATAAACCTCCGCTTGCCGAGGTTTTGCGGCCACTTCGGGTTGTTAAGTGTTTCGAGCAAGTACTTGCCCTTATACGGGAGTACCACGCGTACACGCTGTTGGACCGCGTCGGCATTCGCAGCCTTTTCTCCCGCGCAGCATGATTTTTTGCAGACGCAATTAGGCGGGCAGGTGCAACGGCCGGAGCAATTGCACTCATACGTTGTTTCGGCGTCTGCGGCGGCTTTCAGCTCACCGCGGCCGGCGGCAGTGTCAAACTTGCTGACGGTGTTGTCACGCAGGACGTTTCTACGCCGGACAGCTACGGTAATGTGGAACGGGTGGTCGCCATTGGGCAGCGCAGACAAGCCGTAGCTCTTGCGCAGTGCCGACAACTCTGGGCTTGAGATTTGAATAACCCAGAGCTTGCTCACGCCGTCGATGTTGTTGGGTGTGATCTCTTTAATCGGGCCTAGAGCGTACTTAAAAGAATGCCCGCGCTCGTTAATCTTACCGGGGCCGATCCGCTCGACCTCTTCGGCTGTCATGGCCGAAATATGCGCGTTTAAAAGCTCTTTGTCTACGTTGGGCACATTCAGCGTGCCCGCCAGCGGCAGCTCAGCCCCGGCATGCGACATGGCGTCAAATACGCCGCGCACAAGGGCGTTCGGCACTGACAAGAGCAGCCAGCCGCTTTTGGCCAGATAGAGCCGGCCAGAGAGATGATATTCAGTGCCGGCTGTTTTAGCCGACTTTGAGAGCCAGCCGTGCGCGTTGCCAATGGTGTAAAACGGCGACGCCTGCGTTGACTGGTATAAGACAGACAATCCGTCCATAGTCGGCCTTGTGTGCAGGATTAGCGAGGCCGAGCTTGGATGTCAGGGATTCTGACCGCGGTCGGCTCTCGCTGCTGCACATGCTCCGCGGCGGCTTTAGCTGAAATCAGCAGCAGTCCAGCGCAAACCATCATCGCCATGGCCGCAGCTACGCTCAGGTCTTTACGAATTTCCTGTGTCATCTTCTGGACTCCCGTGGTCGTCGCGTTCGTGGGTAATGATGACTTTTATGCCTGCTCCGGCTAACAGAGATATTAACAAATCGGTGAGCGTCGAACCACCCATGCCGGCCAGCACGCAAATTCCTATTAATCCGTGAACGTTTTCAGCTTTTCGGTAATTTTGGTACCAAATTAACGCTATAGCCAGCCCCAGAAAGCCGGCGTTCAGCATTGCACTAATTATAGCTACATAGGAGACCTTTTTCCGCGAAAACCGCAGAAGCGTAGCCAGTCCGGCAAATGACGATACCCCGAAAGCACTGGCAAACACAGTTAACGAATGCATATATTCGTCGAGCATGTTGCCACCTTCAGTTAAAACAAGTTAAGTGTTGTGCGCTCCTGTGATCCCCTCCACAGGTCCGAACCCCGGCGAACCGGGGCAAAGCAATGACTTTCTAAGGCGTATAACTCAACCTCGTGCGGCATTCATCGCTCCACCTACCGTGTACACGGCCGTAGCCTGACCACGGACTCCCGCTAAACACGTCACATCCCTGCTCTGTATTTAGCCCTAACCAGTCGGCCACCACGACTAACGCACAACACTTAACAGTTTATCAGCGTTGAAACACAACCCGAAATGCCTACAGGATCTTAGCCGCGATTAAACAACCGCGCGCTACGGCGTGTAACGGGTCAGCGGCATGTCTGACTTCTTTAATCTCGAGCGGAAAATCGGCTTCTGCCAGCTTCTTGGCAAATAAGTCGACAAACCCGGCCGCTTTACTCGTACCGCCCGCTACCGCAATTGGCAGCGGATTCTTGAACTTCGGCAGGAGCTTGTGGCCCGTGAGCGCAGCCGCCAGCTGTTTTGCCGTGTAATCGATCAGGCGCTCGTAATAAGCAGATACGGCACCCAGAATCGGACTTTCGTTCGGCTCGCCCACAACGAACGTGCCGTGTTCCTTTTCAGCCTGCACAACCGAGTCTGGCTCGGCTGTTGCGACGGCGGCCATGCGATCCACCCAGTCACCTGACTTAGTTGTGGAGAACATAACAGTCGGCTCGCCATTGAGCATGACGCAGCAATTCACCATACCCGCGCCCCACGAAAGAGCGATGCCGGTGTAATCGTCGTTCTCGAATTCGGAGTAGCACAGCGCTTCAGCTTCATTGATAGCCTTTGGGCTATAGCCGACCTCGCTTAAGATAGCCTTTACTATATCTTCGTGGTAACCGACGTCGAAGTCCTCGTCTTCTTGATCGACAGGCTGCGCCGGGATACAGAACACGATCTTTTCGCCCGGTTCGCTAGCTTGGCCAGAGACTTCCTTGAGGATATAGGCCAAAATACGTTTGGCGTCTTTTTCCTTGGGGCTGACGACACCGCGGTACATCGGGCGCTTGGCAGACTCGTTGCGCTCCACGGCTTTTTCAATAGCATCTTGACCGAGCAGGATAAAGCTGCCGTCTTCGTCTTTTACAACGACCCGGCCCGCTAGACCTTTCTCGATCATCTTGGCGGCGACGGGCGTGGTCGGCTTAATAACGTAAAACGCGTCACGGAAGTCTTTGTATTCGACCGTGCCGGATTCGCCGTCTTTGGCAAGAACCACGAATGATGTACCAACGTCTAGACCTTTAGCCATTATTATTTGCCTTTCAGTTGCGCGAGCCGTGAAACCGATGCCTGAATATCATCATCGGTCGTGACGGTTTTGCCAATAGCTGTCTCATTGGATTTGGTCAAGCTGTCTGTCTTGACGGGCGCTACAAATTTACTGTCGTTAATCTCGACCTTATTCGCGGCTTTCGGCTTATCCTCGGCGGCGACTTTCCGAAAAAAGTCTTTTGGCTTCTCAGCGACAATGTCCGATATCTGCGACGCAAACAGATTTACTGTCCGATATATAAGGTCTAAGCGGCCCGCGATGTAACCGATCGCGTAGCCAAAGCACAGTAAGAACAACGCCGTAGCGTATGCGTAATAAATTCCGTCTATCATGAGACCTACCTAAGTCTAGTAATTTAATCGCCGCGTCGCTCGCGGGCATACTAAATTATCATCTAAAACGGGCAGCGTCTCAAATACGCAAAACTGCCCCTCAAACGCCCTGAACGCTGCCGTATCAGCGGCGCCTATTCCTTCTGGTAGGTCGTCTATCCAGACATCTACGCTATAACCGCGTGCTCGAGCTGCGGCCCGCTTTGGTTCGTGGTTGCAGAAAATACACCGGGTAAGCAGGCTAAACGCGTACGGGCCGAATACGCGGCCTAATTCAGCACGGCTTCTTGCGCTGTCTGTGCGGCCTGTTACGCACAGCACACGATGGCCGCGTGCAACAGCGTCAATTACGACGCCGCGCCAAAAATCGATATCGCCGGTAAACGTGCGATCAAAGTCGAGCGCAATGGTCAGGCGACGGTACGGGTTCACGGTGTTTTGAGTACCCACCACGCATCTGCCCACTTGCTGTCGGGCGATAAGCTCAGCTTGTACCGGTTTAGATCAATCTCGCCCGCTGGCATAATGTAAAAATGTCCGTATTTGATATTCGCAAATATGAACACGTCTACTTCGCCGGCCTCGTACCCGCGTGCCGGCGACGACATGTACGTGCCATTGCGCACATGTCCGACTTTGTTCCGCTTAACGGAAAACGCTGTAGAGCTGTTTTTTGTTTGCCCGTCCAGTTGCGTAGCTTTTATTTGCGCGCGTTTGAGCAAACTGCCGTACGCCGTAACGATGTCGAAACCGATGTCGATCATTGGCGTGCACGGTAGTATTTTGTGCAATAACAACTGCGCATTTACTAACGCCACGCCGGCTGCGCCAATAGCCTGCGCCGTCGGCCATCGCATTTTTTCTTCGTACGACTGCACGCGTTTCGCATCGTCCGTCGTCATTAAGTTGGTTCCTGCATCCGTGCCAGAGCCAATTGTTGAAATTTAGTTCTTTGGTGTGTAGTCCAAATTTCTCATGTAGCGGTCAATTAACTTGGCTACATCATCCACCTCGATCATGGCCATGCACTGCGGCACCCACTGCCCGTCTTCCATCATTATTGGTGCTACGCATAAGCTGTTGTTTTTACTGTCGCCGTCCTCAAGCGGCACCACACGACTTTTCCAGCAGCCGCCCTTGTCGCAACATTTCAGCATCCCGCAAGTGTGCAGATAATGGTGGTTCGGGCCTTCTTCCCAGTGCGGCGCTTCGCGCCCGCCGGCGATAGTGATATTAGCCCTGCTGGCTCGTCCGAAACGCGGATGCGCTGGTACGGCATACGCTAAATGCATCGGGAAGCTGACACCGGAGATCACGCCAAACGCGTTATATACCAACCGAATGAGCTGGCGCGTGTCGGTCTTGCCAACCATGTTAATCAGATTAGCGCCAGTCAGCTGCGGGTGGGTGTGTTCGGACGCGCCTACTTGAACAAACCACACATCAGGGAAACGATTTACGAGCTCCTGATATCTCGCAAAAGACCACGTCTTAGCCGTGAAGTCAGATTTGTGACCAGCGTTAAGCGCCCAATACGGCACGTCACGACCCAGAATCTCGTGCACGCCGGATATCCAGCCCTGCTCCGCTTCGCTAACCGGGATAACACCCGCGAAATTCGTCGGCTTAATCGGCCGTCCCAGCTTTTCAGCTAAGTAGGCCGTAAACGCCGTGGAGAATCTATACGGTTTATTATTGCTTTCGTGTATGTGCGGATATTCCATCTGGATAGTTTGCACATCTGGCGCGTTATCCGGAATTTTCGTAATCAGCGGGTTTTCCTCGAAAAGAGCCCGCACAGTCACGCGCACGTCTGTCAGATACTCTCCCGGATATGTTTCATGCAGACTTGTGAGCGCGTACAGCATCATCACAAGATCGCCGGGGCTTTGATGATTCGTCAGAATAAGCTTCTGTGCCAAAACGCTGCTCCTTGCGCCTACAGACCGTATTTCGCTTTGTACGCGTCAACACGCGGTTGCATGCCCGGCAGCACTAATTCTGGCTTTCCGTGCCACGCTACAATATGCGGTGCCGTAGAGCTATACTCTGGCGCCCATTCAACATTGTTCCACTCGTGCCCGACGATGTGCGCTAACGCCGGCTGCGCGTTTAGCAATTTGTTAAAAGCGTGCTGATCGCCCCACGGGTGTCCTTCGTCGTCGGTTTGACCCCATCGCGACAACGGCGTCACTGCCGCGCCGCCAATGTTGCGCACAAATAACACGCCGGCGTTTACGTGATTGTAGTAATGATCGCCGGGGTGCGGCCTGTCACCGTGAAATGTTGCGGCAAACACAGCACGCGGGTGCGCGTTAGCCCATACGTCCAATAACGGCGTGTCACCGAGCCACAGCGCGTCCGTATCAAGCCAACAAATGAAGTCATAACCGCGCGCAGCGTAATCCGCAAGCATGCGGTGCTTTTCCCAATACGCGTGACGCCCAGATTTAGCTTCGCGCTCGACGACGTAGTCATAGCCGTATTTGCGGCAGGCGTGCGCGTGCAACGGCGCCGCGCAATCTAAAAAGGCAGACGCACCGCCATTAGCAAACTGCAGTACCGCAACTTTCGGCGGCTTAATCGCCGGAGCGTCGCCACGCCAAACGACAAGCAGACCCCGGTCGCACGCTTCGTCTGGGGTTGTCGAAACGTTAAACAGCTGCACAGCGTATTTTTTCTTGCTCTCTTCGTAGATCTGACGCAAATTCGGCGTGGCGCTGTATGTTACGTCGTGAAAAAATACGCAACCGCCCGGTTTGGCTAGCTGTACGGTCTTTTCCCACCACTGTTGCGCGTGATTATGATCAGCGTCGGATACGATTAAATCGTATGCCGGGGCGGCGTTGCGCACAAACTCTTCTTCTGCTGCTGTGATAACTGTTAAACGCTCTTGCTCGAACGCCGTAATGGCTGGGCAAACGCCGGAGAAATCAAGCCAGTTATCGACCACCGTGAGTTGGCCGCGCGTATTTTTCGCCATCGCATCAAGCAATGCAGTTGCCGTGGCACCAGTGCCCAATCCAATTTCAAGTAAATTAGCCGGCTTCAAAGCCCGAACGATTCCGTATATGTGCTCAATATGACACTTATCAATGCCGATGTTACTGGGTAGCCCGGTATCAATTGGCATCGGCCCCGGTAATTTTGGCTGCAGCGCCGTTATGGCTTGCCGTGTTTCGGGTGAGGTTTCGCGGATCAAATACTCGGCTAAGAATTGATTACACACCTCCGGCACATGCTCGAACTCCGTGTTTGGGCGTGTGTCCCATTTAACGCCGTGATGAAACAGCATACGGCCCGCTTCATCTTTCTGGTGAAACAACGGCCACGGTGCGGAGCTAGGATGCGGAATCATCCCGTACTCTGTGCCAAGTGCGCGCCAAGCAAGCCGAAAAGTGTCTTTGTCGCCGTGTATGTGTAGATACCAGAACGCGCTTTCCTCGTTAAACGCGTTGGCAAGTACAAGCTCGCGCCAACAGCGATGACGATCAACGACAATCTGCCCGCTTTCAAACTCGGCTTCGTCGCGATAAGGGATACCGGTCATTCCCCATATGTGAAAATCGGCCGGCCAGCGGCCGCGATCGGGCCAAAAAAGCGCGCCGTGTTGCGCGTACAACGGCGAATCAAAAAGAGTTTCGATGTTTTGCAGTGGTAGGTTATCTGCATCCAGCAGGATAAACTCACGCCACGGGCAGTGCAGCATAGCGTACGCTTTTACTTCCCAACCGTTTAACCGCTTGTGCGGATGTGTCTGCTGCATTACGCGAGCGTCGACAAACTCGACGTCAAGTGGCGTGAACATCTCAGCCATTTTTTGCGGCACTTCTTGCGGCCCAAGATGCCATATCTGCACTGGCAGTCTAGTGCCAAGATGCCGCAAGAGGTTGACGGTGATCCACGCGGAAGTCAGATACCGACCGCCGGCGCAGATAACAATACCGCGACCTGTAAGATTATCAGGAGGCGCACACTGCCGTGCCGCATTCACGGCAGTGTGTACCCACTCTGACGAATTAGCCGTATCAAGCTGAGGGAGCAGTTGCGTTAAAAAATTGCCCGCCATATCGACTCCTGTACTGCGGATAACTTACGACTTACTGTAGCCGATCACACCGTATCCGGGTCAATATTCGTCAGCGAAGCACTCGAGAAGATACGCACGATGTACTGCTCGCCGTTGACGGGGCTGCTGTCCTTAGTGGCCAACACAGTCGTCTTCGTGATTTCCATAGCACGCGCTACCGTAACGCCCTGCGCGGCGTTCGCCTTCTGCAGCAGCGCAAGCACAAATGCTTCCGGCTTTGCGGTTTCCGGCGTATTAAAGTTGCTACCTACGCCAAGTTCAGACGGCTTGAACGTAATAGTTGCGGTAGCGCCCGTGCCAGTTAACGAAGCGGACGCGCCAAATATTGTTGTTAGAGATGTAAGATAGTCCATTGCCATAGTTAAACTCCTTGAAATGAGGTCTTACTAGATTATATTATGCCACAAATACACGCAAGATCAGTTCATACGGACGGGGAGGGATTCGAACCCCCGGAGCCCGTTAGGGCTCGCCGGTTTTCAAGACCAGTGCATTAAACCGCTCTGCCACCCGTCCAAAATTAAAGCTGCCGCGTTTTAATTAGCTGCTCAAATATGTTGAAAACACGCTGTAACCGGCGGTCGTGCAGTTCTTTTACGCCGATCAACGCGTTTAATAGCGCGTCGTCGCCGCTTTCTGCGCCGCTAGCAATTAACTCAAGATCGTCTGATGTGTTCCAGCAAGCCGTAATGGCTTCTTCAAGCTCAAACCGCGTAGGGTTGTCCATTGAGCGCTGTTCCTTATTTCAGAAGTTGCCTTAAGTGATCCAGATCTTCACGGCTGTCCTTGATCTGCTCCTCGAGAAATATCTCAAGCCATTTTAAGTCGACAGCGTCGTCCGAAGAGTGGCAGATTACCGTAGAAAGCTGCGCAATTCTCTGCACGTAATTTTTAACGACTTCAGCTTCCATAATCGCGGCGTAGCTTAACAAATCACGCGCGTCGGTGAGCTTTGGGAAGTCGTTGCTCTCGGTCGTGGCAGAAATACCCAGTCCGATGATTAAGTCGGAGAACTGGCTTACGTGATGCAACTCACTTTTAGCCTGTTCAAGAAAAAACTCTTTGTACTCATGCGCATGCAGTCCTGTGGCCGCACTAGCCGCATACAGGTAGAAGCGCATGTGCTTCCACTCGTTCTTGAGATCTTCGTTGAGTAGGGGAACAAAGTCGGCTAGTTGCATATGACCCTCAATGAGTTAATTCAGCGAAACGGGGAATAGACCGCGATCGCACGGGCTTAAATGGTGTCAGTATTGTATATGGTACGTTCCAGCAATCACCTCTGAAATGGAAAGGTTTGCGCGGCGAGCTTGTAACATCAAATTCGCCTTTTGCTGCAAATTTAGCGTATCGTTCAAATTCTTCTCTTGAAATGTAACCGACTAAGTGCACAAAGCGACGATCGTGACTTGAAGAAGCAAAACTGTAGAAGTCGCACTGCTGACGTTTGTTAGCGGCGGTTACTGAGGCTAGATAATGCTCCAACGGCGGATCGTCTCGCTCCTTACCTTTGGTGTCAGTTGACTGATCAGTGGCATTACTTATCATGTCGCAATTAATGGTTTCCTGATGCGTTGTTGGCCACCTGTAGCCCTTTGCATTGACGATCGGCAAAACATTATTAAACACAACTGTTTCGTTCAAAAAATAATCAAACTGCACAATCTCGCATAGCGCTCCAACAAAATGACCCTTACCGTCGCGCAGCGAGTCGCGCGGTGCGGCCATGCCGCGATCTGCATAGACCTGCAGATAAGCTTGTTGACGCTCATACGCACGTTTGTATTGATCTGCCGTTACAGGGATTTTAATAGGTGCAAACACTATACGCACTCCTCCACGCGTCATTGCGTCGAGGGAGTCTACAAGCCGATGCCGTATCTGGCAATACTACAGCTTGCGCAAAATTGCAGCGACAAGCTTGTGGCGAACGACGTCTTGCGGCTCGAATTCGTACACGCCGATTCCGGGTGTCTTATCCAGCCTTTCAACAACTTCCGACAGCGCGCAGTAATTATCTCGAGCGTGTTCGTAGAGGTCGCTTTGGCTCGGGTCGCCGGTCACGATGACTTTGGTATTCTGCCCAAACCGCGTAAGAAACAGCTTGAGCTGCGTATAGGTCGCGTTCTGCGCTTCGTCGAAAATGCAAATAGAGTCGTTGAAGGTACGGCCACGCATGTAACACAGCGGGGCAAGCACTACCGCCTTGTTGATGATCTCACGCTTAGCGCTTTGTTTGCCAAGCATCAGCTCCATGGTGTCGTACAGCGGCTGCATGTACGGATTGACCTTCTCGCCAAACGTGCCGGGGAGAAAGCCAAGTTTCTCGCCGGCCTCGACGATAGGCCGCGTGAGGACGATCTTTTCGACCTGCTTGGTCAGCACTTGGTTAATTGCGTACGCCATTGCCAAGAATGTTTTGCCTGAACCAGCGGCGCCAAGCAGAAACGTCATATCGTGTTCGGCAATAAGCTGCAGCGCGGTCTTCTGTGCTTCTGTGCGCGGATTAAACTCTACAGGCGCGTAAATATTCGTCTCTTGTTTGTCTTTGCGCTCCTGCTTGCGCTCTTGTCGCCGGGCGGATTTGTTGGCTACGCGGCGTGTCTTTTTTGCCATGAGACGTCCTTGTCTGTGAGTAATATCAACGAGGTAAACCGACGCCCTTCGATGAAAATACAGATGGCTGGTACTTCCCGTTTGCGCCGATAGACGATACGGGCGGGCTTGCTGGGCCGGTAGAGGTAGTCTGCGGCGGGCTGAACGGAATCATGCTTGGCCGACCGTCAGGCCTACGAGGAGGTGGCTGAACGGGGGCTGGTGGCGTCGCAGCTTGTGGTCGGGGCGTTGGAGGCGAAGCTGCTGAGGCGGCTGGGGCAGCTGGAGCCGAAACTACCGGTCGCGGGGGAGGCGGCACTCCTGCTGGTGCTGCCGCAGGCATACCCGGAAAATTAGCCAACCCGCGGTGATCGCCGCGGCTGCCGACAACGCGGTGAAGATTATCGCGCAAATCTGGGCTGAGACCGTGTGTTTTCAAAAGCGACATAGTAGCACCGCGTGCTTTAACTGGGTCGCTGAGGTCTGTTTTTTTGTACCGCGGATGCGTCTGCAACAACGGCGCAACTCCGGCTGTCATTTCTGGCGTCCACGCGCCGTTTAAACCCACCGGTGCCGGCGCTTCACGCCTACCAATTACAAACGAACCGCCGCGGTCGGCTGCTTTTTTCTCTGTCTTCTTTTTTGTTTTGCCCTTTGGTCGGCATGAGTTGTTGCTGTATGGCTTTTTGCCCGGTACAGGCTCATAGCCAGCCCAGCAACGGGCGGCTTTACGCATGCGGTCAACAATAACAGAGGCTTTTTTTATACCCGCCAACGCTCGGTGCGCTTTTTGAATCTTGTCGCCGTATAACACTGGCCCCACGCTGCGCTCGAGCGGGCCGAGAGCGTTCCAATTTGGATTAGCTAGTGTTTTAAGCAATGCTTGTTGCTGCTCTGGCGCTAACCCAAGATACAACTGCTGCATTGTTTCTTCTGGCAAATCCAATAACGGCAAGCCGTCTTTTGGATTTTTGGTCATGTTTTCAAAAAAAGCATTTGGGTTTTGTTGCACTTTTGTCACAAGTTCGGCTTGTGCGGCGGGTAAACCTGCAGTTTGCACACCGGGTTTAGTGCCAGCGGGCGCGGGCGCGTCAGACAACTGCGACTGCGGCGCGGCTGGCGGGCCAGCTGCTGCGTTTGCTGGTGGCGTAATTTGCGGCTGCTGCTGCATTTTTTCTGCTTCGGCTGCGTACGTCGTGCCCGGGTCAGCAGCCGGTGCTGGTGTTGCGGCCGGGTCTGCGCCGCCGAGCATCGTGTGCAACCCTGACATCACAGTATTGCCGAGTCCAGATGTGAATTGCTGCGCGTCTGCGCCAAACATACCGCCCGCTGCGCCAGCAAAACCAAGACCTAAACCGCCTAGAACTAAACCCAGCCCACTACCGCCGAGTAAACCAACCATGGCCATCGGCACACCGAACGCGAGCGCCATTTGCCCCATCGTGCCCATATTGTTCCACATGTCAGTAGCGCCGGCGACTATCTGACCAAACATGTCTGGATTTTGTGCCGCTTCAGGCTGCTGCGCTAACTGTTGCTGTACAAGGTCATTAAACGCAGCAGTTTGCTTATCCGCAAACGGTTTGGCTTCTGGAGAGTTTGGATCTTTTTGCCATGCTTCCGCAGCCGATTTAAGTTCAGGCGATATGCTGGCCTTATTTGTCTCAACCCATTTCTTAGCGTAATCGGTGCGCGCCGCTTCTTTTTGTTCCCGCGTCGCTTTTGGATCGTTAAGTACCGTTTCATACGGCTTGTGGTCGACAGCTTGGGCTGGTTGCTGTGTTGATTGCTGTGCTTGTTGTTGGGCTGGTTGCTGCGCTGCTTGCTGTGTTTGCGGCGCAGTCTGTCCTGCCGCGTCCGTCGGTCCTTGCGGCGGAGCCGCGCCCCAAGCAGCAGGATTCGCGCCAGCGGCAGCAGCGCCGGTCGGCGCAGCCGGTTGCTGCTCTTTTTCGTACAGATCTTGAAACTGCAGCTGCTGCTGTTCCGTTAAATTATCAAAGTCAGCGGCGGTTTGAATATTGTTGTCCGTAAGAAATTTTTCCATTTCAGGGCTGAACCCGCCGCCCGCGTCGGCCGCTTGAGTTGCCGGTGTTTCCGGTACCTGCGTCTGCGCTACCGCGTTCTCAGTCGGCGCCAGCAACTGCCCCGGAAATAAAGCGACATTATCCGCGTAGTTTGTACCGCGTATCTGATCGAGCGGACGCACGATACCTTCACGCACAACCTGCGTACCCATCGCTACCGGAGCCTGCCACTTGCCAGATAAACCAGTGACGTTACCGTACGTATTTGCAACTGCGCCAATACCGCGCGCAATAGGCTGCGCGGCGTTCGGGAGCATTGTGGCAGCGGCGCCAGCCGTTCCCGCGGCGATCCGCCCAGCGGCCGAACCGGGAAGCATGTAAGCGCCAGTGCCGACCGCCATATCAGACGCGCCGTTAGCTATGTCGTGCGCAGTCTGCATCGAGGGACTTAATTCAGCGCGCTGTTGCGTGCGCATATCCGCCACAGCTGTCGGGGCTTCGCGGACGCCGACATATTGGCCGAAACTGTTTGCCATGTCGCTGGCGCCGGCAACTGTAGCGTCATTAAATGGTTTAGCAATACTGTCAAAAAACTGCGCGCTATTGTCGGCCAGTCCTGCCGCGTCCATTCCGCGTGCGCCCAACTGTGCCGCCCCAACCGTTGCGCTGCCTACGGCGCCCACGCCGAAATTAGCCATACCGCGACCAAAGTTATAAATACCGCCCGCCATATTGCCGACACCTTGCCGCAAACCAGAGCCAAAAGCCGGCAACAGCGCCGTGTCTGTGGTTGAAGCTGGGACGCCCCTTGCCGCTGGCGGCTGCGGCCCTTGCGCCGGAGCCGCGCCGTATGCCGCGGGATCTTGACCGGGGCCGGGAATACCCGTACCCATTGGCCCCTGCGCCGGAGCCGCGCCGTATGCGGCAGGATTTACGCCAGCAGCGTTAACAGCTTTTGAAACTAAGCCAGCTGCGTCAGGGAGGCCGGCTCCGCCGCCGCCCGGACCGTATGCGTACGTAGATGGCTTATTATCAAGGCCCGAATTACCGGGTCTACCAACCGGAAGCATAGAGCCGACGTAGTCGCCAACAGCGTTACCAGCTTGTACGCGAGCATTGTTAATCTGCGTACCAACTTGCTTAACGTCAGAACCCATTTGATTCAATGTGCCACGCATTTCATCAGCCATCGACATGGGCTTATTGCCAACGCCAGAATTACCCGGCCTGCCAACCGGAAGCATAGAACCGACGTAATTACCGACAGCGTTACCAGCTTGTACGCGAGCGTTATTCAGCTGCGTGCCAAATTGCTTTACGTCAGAACCCATTTGCTTAATGTCAGCACGCGTTGTGTCAACTATTGACATAGGCTTATTATCAAGGCCCGAATTACCGGGTCTACCAACCGGAAGCATAGAGCCGACGTAGTCCCCAAACCGGGAAGAAGCGCCGTGAATCTTCGCGCCAATTTGTTTGGTTTTGTCGTAAATAGCGGCGCGGGCCTGTGCGTCGCCCGGGCCTTGTTTGTCAAACGCCCAACGGCCAGACTGCCCGCCTGTGGTTTTACCCATCTGGGCAATTGGCTTAATTGGTGGAACGACCTTTTCAGCCGTATTAGGCTTTACGGGTTGCGGCGGTACAGGTTGCGCGAGCGGGCCGTCAACGGCAAACTTGATAATTTGACGAACGCGCTCACGTTCAAGGATGGCCAGCGCTATCGGCGTTTTCTTCATTGTCGTCGTCCTTGACTTTGTCTCCGAGCCTCACGACGTCCTTGTCTGAGTGGTGTGTGCTAAATTCAAACAGCATGGATTCTTCAATGCCTTTGAATTTATGCCACATGCCCGGCGGAATGTGAAATGCCATATCGGGCGTCATGGTCAACGTCGCGGCGAAACTCGGGTCTTCGTCCCAGCCGTACGTGAGCAGCACTTTACCCGACTCGAGATACATTACCTCGTCTTTGATTTTGTGATAGTGAAAGCTGCACTCTTTGCCTTTTTCGATAAACAGCTTTTTACCGCAGTACCGCCCGTTCCAGATCCAGTCCTCGTGGCCCCAAGACTTCTCAACATAAACGCGCTGTTCGGCGTTGATCACAAATTTCTTGGCAGGCGTAGCCACGATTCACCTCATAAAGACAGTGTTAGTATACAAGATAGCTAGCAACGTATTACAGCACGGATGCGCGCGGCTGAAAAGAGAAAAAGCCGCAGAATGTTAGTTCTGCGGCTTTTCTTTTGGTTTTTTAGCGCTGCGCTAATTAACTGGTCCGCGCGCGGCGGCTAAGGGCCTCAATAAGCTGCGGGCCATATACGCCAGCAGCGCCGCCTAAACCCGCGCCAGCTAAACCAGCCAGCCACGGAGTGCCCTGAGCTTCTTCGTCGTCTTTCTTGGAGCGCAACAAGTTTACAAGCGCCATAGCGCCAGCGCCGCCAAGCGCTGCCCCGCCTGCACCGTAGCCGAGAGTCTTAAGATCCAATCCCAATCCTTCCGCCAACTCCGACGCCGGCGTGGCGGCATCGACAACACGCTTCTTGCCAGACTCGAAAGTCGAATTGGCGTCAGCCAAAATGCCCTCGCGGTGTTGCTTGATACCGCTGCGGCCCGGAATAGTCACCGACGGCTCTCCCTTCAAATCGCGTATTAAACGCGAATCAGCAAATGCAGGAAGCTTGCCGGCGTCAGTTGTTTCGGCCGCGGGCGCTGTCAGCTCGCGCTCACGCAACGGGCGGCCAAAAGGGCCGGTATCGGTGTTAATAAGCTTTTCGCCCGCTGCGCCCATGCTGAGATCGGGCGCGCCCATTGTCGAATTTGCCAGCTTCTTCGTGAACCGGCGTAGAACATTGACGTCGAGGTAGCTCATGAAATAACTCCATAATGTACGAGGGGGTAGCCGTAATTTTAACGATTTGCACTTATAGCGGCAACTCAGCTATGCCGCACATAAGTAAACCAATCCATGTCCCAAATCCCATGCCCAGCACGACGCCCATTTGACACAGCCATTTCCGGGACTGTGTAGGCTGCTCGGTCAGCAAAATCAGGTTAGCGCCGCGGGTCAGCGCTATCAGCATGGCCATCATTACAGCCATCTGCACGTTTTTGTCGGCAATTGCCCGTGTATACAGAACAATCACGATGTCGGCCGCCGTGGTAATAGCAAACGCCGCAAAAATAGCGCGCCACAAAGTCACGGCTTAGCACTCCCGGCCTCTGAAAACAATCGAGTATCTCGTTGATTCTACCGGCAAAATAGCGTGGTGCCAGTCGGTTCTAATAACGTCCCGCATCTGCACAAGACTACGCGGCGGCAGCCCTACTTCAAATTTATCGTCGCCGTGAGTAAACAGCATTACAGCCGGGCTCAATAAACTCAGTACGGTAATAACTGGACCGGCTTCCCGCGCGTCAATGTGCGGATGAATTTGCTGCCCGGCTAAATACTCGTTTACGGTCACGGCATCTGGCTGACCGGCTATAAGCTGCTGGGCAATAAGCTTGTTAATCGCCGGGGCGAAGTAGTCTGGGATAACATTTGAAACAAGATTGTCTTTGTAGATATCGCCGTCGCCAAAACGATGGATGCTGTTACGGTGTTTTGCCGACACCATGCCAAGAGACGGCCGGTACGTACTAGCAATACCGTCAACCAGCTGCTTCTCTTCTTCAAGAGAAATAAAGTCCGGCAGCAGTGTTAGCCCAAGCTTTTGCCAGTCGGCTATTGTTTGCATTTTCGTTTCAACATCGTTTTGTGATAATCATGCGCCATCTTGCGTACATCTTTATTGTAACAATGATAGTTCATGAAATGACCAAACACGATGTGACACGGAGATCCGCACAACGTAATTAAATTTTGCGGATCACATTCCAACACAGGCGATAAACTCACAGGAATAATGTGGTGGACTTCCAAGTTGGCTGTTCGGCCGCAGGCAACACACGCCGGCTCTTTCAATAAGTGCTCAGCCCGCACAGCCCGCCACTGGCTTGCCCGCTGCCGCATATCCAGAATGTGCCTAGGGCGCATCCAGAACGGCAGCAGACTGTATAGAAAAGCAAGCATGGCTGAAATCTCATGTCGTGCATTGTCCGCCGTCGCAGCATGTTTCGTTAATCGTGTGACACTCTCTGCAAATTAGCTTTCCGCGTATCTCTTGCAGCTCGCCCTGACACACGAAACAGACAGGCTGAATTTGTTTACTGCCGCCTACGTGTCTTGGGATATACGGGCAGTTTCGGCATTTACTTCCGCAACACCGACCGTGTGCCAACAACCTCTCCCGCGATAAAGGCTGGCTCATTTCTTTAATTTGACAATAATGTACGTGCCGAGAAACGCACCAGCGGCCAAAAACGCTATGTACGCCACATTGCGCGAATACGTGATAACGCCATACGCCGCCAGACTGTACAGCAGTGAACTCGCGACGGCTGCCTGCATTTCTTGCCGTTTACCGACCGCGATGATGTACCACGCGTACAATACATCAATCAAGACGTACGTTATGAAAATCAAACCGGCTGTGTACCAACTGAAGTCTGTCATAACACCACCGCAGCGAAGTTACGCTCATACGCGGAATAGACTTCGCTGTACGCCACGCCCCACGCAGCGTCGTGGGCGAGCTTGTTAAACACTTCGTCTGTGGGCGCCGTATCCAGCATGTGGTTCCACGCGCGAGCATGCGCCCACTCGTGGATCAACACGTCGATTGCGCGGGCAGGGTCTAAGTTCTTATCAATTTCGATAGCAAACGTTTTGCCGTGCTTCCAGCAACGCCCCTCAAGATGCTTCCCCAGACGAATGCGCCGTACAGAAATAGGGAAAGCGGGCGGTACGTGTTTCTTGAGCGTGCGGATCAACGCCTGATAATTCTTGAAATTGGTTGCCATTCCTTGGCTCCTTTAAGGCGTCCTGCCGTAATGAGTGAAGTGCCAGCATAGCCATTAGTCCGCGTCCGGGCCATACTCAGAACCGAAGAAGAAATCTCGAATTTTCTCGTACGTGCTACGCGAATCATCCGGGTCGTCTTTAAATTCTTTCTCAGCTTTAATCTTGTGTTTCTTGGGCGACAGATACTGCTGATACGCCAACCCCGGAATTGGCGTGCCTACGTACATACGCGGCGCACGCTTACCGAACGTAAAGCTCGTTCCGGGGATGAGTTTCTTTACAGTTAAACTAGGTCCGCCAAGACTTAAATTCACAGCAAGGTTTTCAGTCATCGGAAACCGTTTGTACCAGCGAAACGCGGCCTCTTTGCCGAAGTCGGCCAGTTCTAGATTCACGCTGCCGCACTTGCAGTTCCATTTGCGCAGTGATTTGTTAATACGCGAATCCGGATCTGATTTGGCTTTGCTGCCCGTGTTCTTACTCTTCATTCCGCACATACGCGAGCAGAAAGAATTCTGCCGCTTCGCACGGTCGCCCTTCGGGTTAGACTCCGTCACGGGAGCTTTTAAGTTTCCGCCCGTAGATCTGTTGTAGCTCGCGCGGCCTTTGGCGTTTAAACCGCCTTCTTCGTTTTTACCGGCGCTACGCTGCCACGCTGGACTAGAGCCCGCAGCCTTGCCGAACGCAGTTAAATCCGCGTTTGTCTTGCTCATAAAACCGTTGTTCCACATATCCATACCCATACCAACAAGCGTGCCAACTTGACTTGGATCGCGCCCCGGGCCAGCAAAACTTAACGCCGGTACGTCATAGCCCGTCATAGTTTTTACACCAGCTCGTATGGTGTCTTCCGGTGTTTTGACGCCGGCGATCACCTTAATCGGCGCGGGGGTTAGCTCAGCTTTGCTAGACATTAACGACGCAGGCATTGGCCCGGGTTTAAGCGATTTTGGCGAAGTTGGAGGCGGGACTTTGCCGGCGAGATAAGTAAACTTGCCTGACCGCGCAAATCCGGGAGAAGGCGTAGTAGGAGCCGCAGGCGGTTTAGGTGTGGCTGGGGTAGGCGGCTGTACAGCTCCCATACTTTGCGCCGCTGTCTTCTTCTGCGTGCCGACTTCTCTGAGTAATTGCCGAAAGCGTTCGTTAAGCACTTCTTTCTCCTTCGATAACCGCTCGAGAATTTCGTCGCCGGTTCGTTCGCGGCGGTAGCCCATGAGCTTGCCAATAAAGCTCGGCTCTTCTGACTTTGATATAAACCGCTGCACAGCTACGTTCTTGAGCTCTTCAGGCAGGTCGTCGTGGCTGTCAAAGCGCAAACCACGGCCCTGAGCTTGCTGTGTCCGGCTTTCGTGCCAGTGCGGGTCTAAGAGCTGGATAAGGTTCGTGCCCTTGGTCGACAGACCTTCAGCGCCAGCAGGGCCAATTAAAAGCGCGCGCAGCTTGCCCTCGTTGTAATCTTTCAGGGCCTGCTGGCGGATCTTTGTGGGTACGCCGCCGTGGAACATGCCGTGCGGGATGTTGTACTTATTCAACGCGGCAGCATAGGGCTCTAAGCCAGCGCCAATATGGTTTGAATAAATAATTGCTTTCCTGCGCGGGTCTGAATCAAGTGTTTCCCGCAGGCGCTTGTACGCTTCTTGTAATTTCCCAGATTGCTGGAACGCCTTGAACGTGTCCTTGTCAGCCCGGAATGGCAGCGGCGACACTGAGTTCTGCCGCAGTCCCGTCAAGAAGCTATTGAGTTTCGAGAGCTCGTCTTTGCTCAGCGGAAACTCTTTGTCCAGCTTCCAGAGAAAGCCCGGTGGAATTTTGGTACGCAGGGCTTTCTGAATTTTTTGCTGCGTGCCCGAGAGCGGAACGGTAATCTTCTCTTCGTTAACGTTCACGCCTTCGGGGGTCTTGCTTGGTTGATAGTCCACGTGGCCGGTAAGCGTCTGCTTTAGCTCGCGCTCGTTTTTAATGACAGGGCGCACGCCGGGCTTCACGCCAGCCAAAAAGTTAATAATACCGGGGTGGACAGTCTTGTAGCCGACGTACCTGCGCTCGAACTCTTGCGGCGAGATGTTCTTCCTAGCTACGAGAGAGATTAAGTTAGCCAAGTCACTAGGAGAATTAGTGATAGGCGAACCAGTGAGCAGCAGTAATCTCTTGGCGTTCTCAGCTACTCCCTTTGCTGCTTGAGCTGCAGAACCGCCCGGATTACGCAGCCTGTGCGCTTCGTCCATGATCACAGTCTGCGGCTGGTTGGTGAACTTCTTGCCCAGCCCAAGCCCCGTGTAAGACATAATCTCCGGCTTGCTGCCCGTGGTAAACTTCTCTACTTCTTTTTGGAAGTTCCCCTTTAAGCTAGCCGGCGCAACGATGCCGTAGTCGTCGTTGTACTTTTGCTTGGCGGCTTCGGCAGCAGCGAGGGCCGAGAGCGATTTACCAGAACCGAGCCCGTGATAAACAATCATCCGCGGATTATCGTCATCTACGGTGTCTTGGATTCTCTGCTGGTGCTCTTGCAGCTGGACTTCGGGAAGCAGCGCGGATTGTTTGGCTAACGGTATTTTTAATGGCAACGTCATTTTGAATAACGACGGATTAGCGCCAAGTCCCTGTGATGCCGCTGCTTGCCGTGCCACAAGGTCCGAAAAGCGAAAATCGAGAACACCCTTCGAATTCATCCGCACGCCGCTGCCATACGACACACCACGACCTTGCCGCATAAGGCTTTTCCATACACGCTGCGCGGCATCTGATACTTCTGTGTCGCTTGAAATTCGTCCTCCGGGTACTTGGCGAGCCAACTCCATGTACATTTTTTTGCCGAGACCCATTCCGCGGAACTTATCTGATAATTCCGAACGCACAATTTGCGTACGGCCAAATGGATCCACAGTTGTCTTCATAAGGCCAGCAGGCGTTTTACCAACAAACGCGCGGTACATACCAGACGTTACACTGTCAGGCACGAGCTTGAAAAGCGCGCGTAATCTTGAGGCACTTTTTTCGTTTGCTAAATCCGCCTGATTTTGGTCGGTTTCGGCCTGCTTGGCCCGCTCTTGAATAAACTGCTGCATGGCTTTGTTCTTGTACGCGTCCAGCATTTCGGTCGTTGCTGGGGCTTGCTCAGGCGCGACGAGCTTACTGGGGTCGATTCCCCAGTTCCGCAGCGCCCAGCCCCTTCTTGGCGTTGGCTTTTTAGTGAATGGCCCGCCGTGACGTGACTTAAAGTTCAACCAGCGCTTCATCTGGCGCTCGTCTTCTTCGGGGATCCTTCTCCCAGACGCGTAGCGCTTGTACCACTGCGCCCAGCCCTTCGGGTCGTGCTCGGAGACCCATTCGGGCTTCCATTCGCCCAAGCTGGCTAAACGCGGGCCTTGGCCACGATACAGGGCGTCGTAAACACCCAAGTGCTCGAGCTGCTCCGGCGTATAGTCTGGCTGAAAACGCCCGGCTAAGTCAGCTGCCGGATTTTCAGGTTGCTCGGGGCTGTCGGGCATTGTTATTTCTCACGGGCAGCTTCGTACTTCTTGATCTCCGATTCTACCCAATCCGTGTATAAACTCACACGTGTATGCGCGGATTCGTCTGTATAAGTCCCGTCTGGCTTGCCGTCCTTGGCCATCAAAAACGAGTGAATTCCGGCTAATTTGTTCCCTATAAATAAGCCGCCGCCTGAATCGCCCGGTGTAATTAAGAACTCCATTACTGTTTTTTTGTACATGCTGGGATCGCACACCAAGACAGACCGCTCTAGGCTCGAGACGGTATTACTTCCAGCCCTGCGCTTACCGTCTGACGCGACCATGCCCGTGTGAAACGTGCCCTGAAAGCCAAAACCGGCGATCGTAGCTTGCTTGCCCAGCTCGTCAGAGTCTGTGTATAGCGCCGGGTAAAATTCTAATCCTAGGTCGCTCTTGGAATACCCGAGCGCGATGTCGTAATACCCGTTCCTGCCGTCGTCGAACTCGGGGTGGCTAATCACGTGGCTGAGCGGATACTCAACTGGATCTGCGTCATCGCTCAAAATAGTGGGGTCAGCCACGTTATTTACAACATGCGCAGCCGTGACAATCCAGTGCGGCTGAATCATAACAGCCGAACCATACCATGTAACAACGCGCATAGGGTCAGCCGGATTGGGCTCGCGCGACCGAATTCTTCGCACAAATGGAAACTTCTTGCCAAACTCGACGTACGTTTCGTCGGGCGTTTCGGGGTCGCGGGTGCCGGCTGATAAAACACCAGCGAGCAGAAAAAAGAAGACTAGTGTTAACAGAGTAATTTTGACGTATCGCATGGCGCCTCCTTGCGACGATGCGGAATGTTTATTTAATAGCCCGGCTCCGCTCTACGTATTGAGATAATTTACTTCGCATGTCCTGCCATCGATTGCAGTTCTTGCTGCGATATGTGCGGAGTGGCAGGCTGACCGGACTCACGTAAAAGTTGCATGTCATATTGCTGACCGTTGGGCGTCAGAGAAAACGCCTGACTCACCCACGGATGCTTCTCAGCTAAGAACTTATCCCAGAACATGCGCCCCATCAGGCTTTGCATGAATCCGGCGTTGGTCTGCCCGGCGTTGTAACCGTCTTCACTCGCGCTTGGTTCGCTCCACCAACTTGGGCGCAGGACGTCCATATTGGTGACGGCCTGACGCGCTGCTGCTAAGTCGCGCTTGCTCGGCGTCATGTCGTAGCGGTCGAGCGTGCGGCCTTTGTAGCTGTAACCATACGGCTTAATATTCACCTGCTGGCCGCCGACGAGAGAATCGCTGCCTAGTACACCGGTATCTATAAACTCGCGCTTGCCGCTCTCAGTCGGAATACTTTTTCCGGGGTTTACGAGCATACCCGACGGATCACGGATAGTGCGGCCTACTGGAAGCATAAGTTGCCGGACATGCTTTTCGTAGCCCGGGTTCTTCTCGTTAAGCGAATAATAATCCGGGCCTTGGCTACCCTTATTTTTTTGCCAGTAGTCTTTTATCGGATCAGTGCTGTGAACGCCGTGCTCGATTCTGCCAAGCTCTCTGCGCGCGCCGACAATATTGTCTAACACGCCCGCGGACTCTGGCTTATCTAAACCAGTGTCTGTGAGAATCTTTTTGAGCACAGCCGGGTCGTAGCTGGGTTTGTCTAACACACCAGCGTCCCAAACATGTTTTAGGCTTCTCGGCGTCAGCTGTTTTAATTTATCGCTGGCGTCATAACCAATTGGCACGATCGAGTTTGACGCGTATCGCCGAAACCTGTCACCGGCTATGTTCGCCCCACCAGCGCCAATAGCCGCGCCTGTCAGCACTCTTTTCAACGCAGTGCTTAATCGGCTTTTGCCCTCGGGCTTTTTTGCCAGCGCGTCATAGAGTAAACCAGCGCCGCCGCCTAGCGCTCCGCCCAAGAGCATGTCTTTAGGATGAAACCCGGGGAGCTGCGCTTTGATGTCCTGCCAGCTAGCTTGTTTTTTCTTCTGCGCTTCTTGCTGGTCTTGCAGATATCGCCGGTACATCATGACTAGCCCAAGCCCGCCGATACCCAATGCGGGCACAGCAGCTGCAAGCACGCCACCGGCGCTATCTGAGCCGTGGCCGTACGTGTTCGCAAATCCCGGCTCAGTGTTTTTGATAGCGGGATTATTGCGGGCGATTTCAGCTGCTGTGTCTACAGAAATAGGCGGAATCGGGGTGCTCATGGCGCGGCCCTTTTACGTACGACGAGAGTTTGATTTATTCTTCGTCGTCGTCCCGCTTCTTCTTTTTTGGCTGATTCATGTGATACAAAAGCGCAGCCAAGCCGGCGGCGCCCAGACCAGCGCCAATTGGATACTTATTCCTGTCTAAAAAGCCCATCGCATCGCCGAACATGTCGGACCCTTCAGGCTTAGCAGTAGGAGCTGCTTTATCGCCGAATGGATCTTCGCCGCGCGCTAACGAGCTCTGGTTGGGCGCTGCTTTAGCCAAAGGTTCGCTGTTGAGATACTTCGGGTTTGTCACGCCAGCAATCATCTGCTCGTACTTGTCGTCAAAACCCGGAGCAGCTGGGCCTTGTATCGGACCAGCCGGGGCGGGCTTAGCTGCAGACGCGGGCTGCTTGCCAAGCGGATCGACGCGTTGCGACAGTAAGCTTGTTATTGGTTTTGCTGGTGTTGCTGTGGCTGCAGGGCTTGGAATAGCCGGTTTTGCCGGCGGGGCAAACTGTGGGCCAGACGAATCAAAATTTACGTTAGGCGTTCCGAGCACTGCGCCAAAACCGCCGTGTCCCCTAACAGGTGCGGTGACGGGTGCCGGAGGCTTCGGGCGCATATCTGGGCTAGGGAATTTTGCGGCTTGTTGCGCGCCAAACGCTGCAACAGCTCCGGGCACGCCAGCGTCTACGTTCTCCGTGGCGTAACGCGGATTGGGCAATGACTTAATCGGTGGCAGCATGTTCCGACTGGCCTGAAACATACTTTCACTCGCGGCCGGCCCAGTTGGAGTTGGTTGCATCATCGCTTGCTGGTCTGCTGGGCTCAAGCTGTTGAATAAGCTATCGCCAAGTGCATCCGCCACTTTCATGCCGAACGCATACGCGCTCTTGGCGCCCTCTTCAGGTTGCTTAGCCTTGGCTTCGCTGTGCTCTGTCTCTGTCACGGGAGGCTTGCCAATTTCAACTGACTTTTGGCTCGCGTCTGTGACAGCCGGGCTTGCGCTGGTGTAGGGCTTCTTATTGGTCGGGCCGTTGGGCATAGCGCACGGCGAACAAGATGACTGCGCTTTTTTAATTGCCTTGGCTTGCGCCGCGTCAGATAAACCCTGCGACTGCGCCATAATCTGCTGCCAGTTATCAGGATGCCGCGCTTTGAGCCGCTTAACGTTCGGGTGATCGGGGTCAAACGTCATGCCGGTGACTTGCGCAATTTTGGCGCCAAATAAGTAGAACGACATAGCTGCTTTTTCCTTTTTCTTTGGTTCGTCTTCGAGTTCGAGTTCTTCGCCGATGCGGTTGTGCGCTTTCAAACCTAAATAAGCTCCGCCGCCTAATCCAGCAAGTCTGGCGGCTACCTGAGTTGCCGCTGCAGCATTGCCTTTTTCGTCCATACCAGTGCCGCGAGAAATAGCGTCACCGGCCATTGAGCCAAGATTCTGCCCAAGGCCCATCGCGCCGCCAATGGCTCCGCCCCCAGCTGCCCCGCCCAACATGTATTTTAAAAGCTTACCCTTGGGCGCAATTATCCCGCCGCTAGCAGTTCCCATCGCCGCGCCAAGAAGAGCAGAATGGAGCGGATGACGCGGCGACGAAAGAAACGCCTTTTTCTCCTTCTTCTTTTTGTATTCGCTGTCGATTTTTGCGAACAGCTCGGCGCTCGGTTTCTCTCCAGCAGCTTGGGCGCGCATCAAGGCATTGTTAAACACCTCGTGGTCCGGAAGCTCTTTTTTCGGCGGCGCTGGCTGCTTGTGGAAATCGACGTAACTGCTCATTGTCAGTTCCTTAAAATTACGCTGCGGGCGACGGCGCGAGCTTTTCTATTCTAAACTCTTTGGCCGGCTGCGTACACATCGGGTTATTACAGTAAATGTGGTCGTAGGCTGTAGTATAAAACGTTCCCCCCTCCCGGCCGATGTGGTGCGAGCGGGAAATAGCCGGTAAAAGCACCTGTAATTTCTTCTCGGCTATTAAACCAGTGACGCTATGGTCCCAGCCGGCGCCATCTCGGTACCAGTTGGGCTCAAAATGGGTTTTCCAGTTATGCCGGGTTACAGCCAAACAAAGCGCTGAAAACCCAGTCCCGGGATAGATTTGCCCCGGGTCTGCGTCGGCTTTGCTGTCGTGGTTGTATAAATTCAAGCAGAGATACTTGTCGCGCTCTGGATGCTCGAGATACCACGTGGCTAAGCGTACGGCGTCTGGAGATAAAATCACGTCGTCTTCTAGGTATAAAACCCCGGGAACGTCCGTAGTGTCAAAAATGGTCTTGATCGTGTTATAGGGATTATGCGCCACCCCCAGACTGTGCGGATTCCTGTGAATAACCGTGGGCATGAATTGAATCCCGTCACACACTTTAACCACGTCAGCGTTGGCCGGCTCCAGACCCACGTGGAGCGTGTATTTCTCCAAGCCAGCATTATTGGCCAGTGTGTACAGCACTTCACGGAGATAGCCCGGCCGATTAAACGCCGTCAGGGCCATGGCGTAGCTGGGCTTGGTCTCTGGCGAAAATAGCCCAGAAAGCAGCCGGATCGTCGCCGTGCCGTGCAACAGGTCCGCCAGCGTAGCGGAATTCGGCAGGTATTTGTTAAACACAGCCAGCGCGCGAAGCAGTTCATTCATAACATAACCCTCGTGCTTGAATTATAACAAGCACACGGGGCGCTATGAATTCTCAGGGATTACTGACAGCTCAGGCGGCATAAACGCACCTTCTGGCGGATTGATATCTTCCCTGAATACATACCCAATCCCGGCGTAATTCATACGGTAGGGTGTGCCGCCAAGTATGTGCTCGCCGTTCTGTGTGTTATAGCTAGTCCTGCGGCACTTCTGGCCCCTGAACTCCCCGTAGTGTTGTTCCCAGTCAATGCCGCCTTCGCCTTCGTCTTTGCCGACGATGACTTCTGTAACTACGTTGTTCTCATCCAAGAATGCGTAGTGCGCCATGAGTTAACTCCAAGTGACTGTGCCGCTGCTTTACTGGCGATCGCGTCAAATACCCGCCGCCTCACGAAACGCTTGATCGACTTGCTCTTCGGTTAAACCCAGCGCCTGAGCCAACGGAATTAACATTGGATGCGCGCGCTCAACGTAGGGTGCGTATTCCCACTCGATCTGTACGATGTCCCGCTGGAGTGGATCCGGAATAGCGTCGATAGCAGATTGAACCGCAGCCAGCGAAATGCCGTGCTGAACAAGCCAGAGGCGTATTTGGCGCGCCGATACAGACTTCGGCACGTTAGACAAAAGCGGGAGAGGCTCGTCGCTGGCATCTACGTATCCGGGGAACGCCGCCAGCATATCCGTGGAGTTAGGTGATCCGGGCAGCGTCACAGTCGCCAGCGGAGCAGCGCAATTGCGAAAAGCATCCTCCGACGCGAAAGAACGCACGACATAATTAGTCTCGGTGATCACGTCTACGATTGCGACGTGTTGCTCTGGCGATATAAGTCTGTACATGGTTGTCCTTAGCTAATTATTGTGATTCCAGTATGGAGACAAAATAACATTCGGATCAGGCTGCGTGCTTAAACCTTGAAACCGCCCGCCGTAGATTCTCGCTGCCGTGGCGTTGAACGGAACGCAAAAAATACGCCCGTCTCGCATAAGCACGCCATAAGAATACGCTGTCGATCCGGGATAGCCGCCACTGGTAACCCGATCAGTAGCGTCCGTAAACGGGTTATAGATTTGCGGAGTAGTCGCGTTTCCGGGAACGCAAAAAACCCGTCCGTCTGCCATGAGTACTGCTCCGTTGCTCCAACCGTTGCTGCCAAAGACAGTAGCCGTCCTCGTGGTGCTGTCAGTCACTGGATCGTAAATCATTGTGAATCCGACGTTAACACTGCCCGGCGAGCAGAATATTCTCCCATCTGCCAAAACCACACCCCCCGCATAGGTCCGAGCCCCGGTGCCGCTGGGATACACGCCATTAGAGACGATTGTCGTGTTACGTACTGGGTCATAGATGCGGGCCGTCGTAGCCGAGGCGGGTACTACAAAAGCGCGGCCGTCTGGAAGGAGTACAGCCGATCTATGCCCGTCTGCCGCCGGGAAACTTCCGACTGCAGAAAGCGTGTCTGTTACAGGGTTATACAAGCGGCCTGTAAATGAGTTGTTCGGTTGAGCGAATACGCGACCGTCTGGAAAAACACAGCCTCCGGCAAAAGCAGAGCCACTTCCGGGATAAGCGCCACCAGCGAGAACTGTTGTGTCGCGGACAGGGTCATAAATTCTTGCCTGCCCGCCATCCGCCGAGGCTTTTAAGCAATACACTCTGCCGTCGAGCATAAGCACGCCGCCACGCAAACTGCCGAGACCGGGGTACGTGCCGCTTGCCGCCACAAACGAGTCTTTGATGGGGTCGTAAATCAACGCAACAGTGGCGTTAAACGGAACAAGAAACACGCGCCCATCTGGTAGCAGAACCCCGCCGCTATATGCGCCGCCGCCCGGAAAAACGTACGAGGTAGATACGAATGTTGTGTCAGGGATTACAGCCGTGTCGATGCGAGAACGCAGCGCCCGTTGAAATTTCGGGAAGTGCGTCGTACCAACTACGCGCCACTCAGGCGTAGCAGTTGGATCTGCGGGCATCTGCATTGGAATAGCAGTGCGCCCGGAAAGACCAAACGGCATCGCAATCGGGCTCGCGCCAGAAGCTATTAAGCCATTGTTCATAGGTCGGCGGCTAACGCGGTGACGTGAGTAACCTGCGAAACGCTAGTGGTGACGCGGACAGACCACGATGCAGACGGCAGTATAAGATTTGCGTAACTGTTTGACACACGCGCAGTCTGGACTGTGGCTGAGCCAGTTGCTGCAGCTACGGTAATTTCATCAAAATGCCAGTACGTTGTGCCGTCAAAAAGAAACACACGCACAATAGCTGCCACGCTTGTAGCCGCCATCTTTACAACGATTTCAGCCACACGGGTGCCAGTAGCCGCGCCAGTAATTAAAATGCCGACGTTAGTGGGTGCTGTGTAGCTCGGCTCTGCTGTCGCGATAGACACGGCGCTAATTCTGGGAGTAACTGCAAATTGTGGTGCTGTTGCCATGATTGTTCCTTAACGAAAGTTGGCCCATAGAGACAGGGCGATAGCTGCCTGCACGCTACCAGTGAGACGCTCATTGGACACTGTGCCGCTAATGATAGCTTCTCCGGCGTGAGTGTGCGAGCTAGCTGCAGCGCCAATATCGCTGGCTGTGAGCGCGTCTACGCCGCCAGTAGCGTGCGTTGATTTATGCGCGGCAACGCTGGCTGCGAATTCCCACGCTGTGCCAGACCACGTATACACACGCCCATTTTGAGTACTGGTCTGGCCGACAGTAGGGTTAGCTGGAAACGAGAGCGGCATAAAAGCACCTGTTAAATTAAGTAAACGTAACCGTGCCAGTACCGGCTGTAAACCGAATAATTTCGTCGCCGTTAGCGGCAAATGAAACAGTAGAAGAAAGCCCGGCGCTAATCGTTGGTGTTAATATTGGACTAAAGCGCACGACAACAATTCCAGAGCCCCCAGAGGTGCCGCTGCTGAACGTGCCGCCACTCGAGCCGCCGCCATTTCCCGTATTCGCTGCGCCCGCTGTATTCACGCTAGCCCGGCCGCCAGCTGCATACGTTACGCCGTTTAGCAATGACGCCCTGCCAATCCCGCCTAGCCCGTGCCCGCCGCTGGTCCCTGCTTCGCCCGCACCGCCAGCACCGCCGCCTCCGCCAGCGCGGTATGTATTACTTGGCGTATTTGTAAAGAAAGCATTTCCGCCGTTGTTGCCCTGCCCTAAATAACCAGACCCGCCCAGCGCGTTAGTGCCGCTTACGACTATACCCGATCCGCCGCCGCTGCCGCCCTTGATGCCGCTCCAAGAGTTCCAAACAACGGAGTTGCCGCCGCCCGCGCTCCAATAAAATGCGCCACCACCTCCGCCGCCATAAGCTATAATATCAGCAAAAAAACTATCTGAGCCGTCTGCGCCTTGGCCTATGCCGCCCGGTCGCGCGCTTCCGCCACCACCGGCACCAATACTTATCGTGTACGCCGTTCCAAGAGTAATCGCGACGGCCGTACGCTCTAAAAAACCACCAGCACCGCCCGGCCCGCCGATAAATGCTGGGTTCGCGGCGCTGCCGCTACCGCCTCCGCCACCACCAGCCACAACCAATACTTGTATCGTCCGGCTTACACCAGAACGCAGCTTAGATGTATTTGCAGTGTTTGCGCTGGAGCCGTATCGAATCGTCATGTGAGTTCTACGCCGAATAGGGAAAACGCCAATGTATTTGTGGCGCTGTACACCGTCACAATATCTGTCGCGGCCAGTGAGATACCCAACGTTAAAAACACCGAGTCATTGCCCGCGATACCGTTGTCAAAAATCAAATAATGCGCTGTGTCGATACTCGCGCCCGCGGGCCTGACGGCAACTCGATACGTCGTTGCCGTGCTGGATATGTTGCAAATACTTAATGTCGAGCAAATCGCGCTGGTCGCTCCGGGAACTGTATAGAGCGTCGTATTCGAGGCGGCAGCGGGATTCACTTGGCCTAATACTTTGTGTGTCTGGGGCATTTACATCCCTCCCAATAAAAACGGATGGAAAATAGTGAGCCCAGCTGTCGGGTCTGTCGCTGAAACTGTAGTGGGTGTGGCGCCTGACTCTACGTACTCACTGCCTGTCCAGCGATACATTCTGCCTGTATCAGTGGCGACGTACACAATTCCAGTTACGCCCGGCGCTGGAAAAGAAGTCGTCGTGGCGTACTCAACCGTGCTGGTGCCAAGAGCCGCGGGTGTTAATTCCCACGCATAACCAGACCAGCTGTACGTCCGGCCGCTCTGCACGGACAGTTGACCGACACTGGGGTTTGCTGGAAATGAAATAGGCATAATTAATTACGGATTGGGGAACGCTGCGGTGGGCGGCGTAAACGCGCTGGTATATCGGGCGGCGGTTGTAATTCGCACTTCGTCTATTTTGCCGCTCCAGTATCCGGCAAACGTGTCACTGCCCTCAACGTTATACGGCCATGTGCCGATATACAACGGATACGTTGAGGTTACGGGCGTGTTTAAATTCGAGATTGTCCCGACTAACTGCCCGCCAGCAA